ACTGTTTGATCTCCCCAAACAACTAAATATACAGAAGCGTTATCAGAACCTGATCCACCTGCATCAAGAATGTTTACCGCATTGTCAGCAGATAAATCACCATATCTAGGTGCTAAACCTAAAAACTTTTTAGGATCTGTACCAGGGTTGCCGTAGAACATTGTCTCAGCTTGTGTCTGATTCATTGCTTCTAAGAAAGCAGTATCTTCAGATAAACGGAACTGTGCGGTGTTACCATTTAACATCGCTAGATCTTTGTCTACTTCAGAACGTGCTTCAAGAATTGCACACGCTTCATCAACTTGAGCAGTTGTTGATTTGCTTCCGGGAATACCTTGGTTTAATGCACGGAAATAAACTGAAGGTAAACCAGTTCTAATAATTACACGTTCACCAGTAGGTAAATTACCTTCCTTAAAAACGCAATCATCTAATATTTCGTTGGTTTGAGATAGTAGCTCTGCAACGATTGGAACTCTACCGTCTGGGTCAGATCTTTTTGCCCAATCCGCTAGTGTTAAATTTGAGGTTGAGAGTGTAGCCATTTAATAACTCCTTACTTGTTTTGCTGATTTGAATATAGTGCGTTAGCAATGCTGTTAAAATCTTTAGGATCTGCCCCTTGAGACATAGCACCTTCTGAATTACCAACATAACTGTCTTCACTAATTGCCTTACCTGCTTTAAACATAAACCTGATTATCTCAGGATGATTTCCAAAGCCTGTTTCATGCAGCAGCGACTTCAAAGAATCAGAACCAAAAGCATCTAAAGCTTGTTTAGCAACATTAAGATTTTCAGCTAAATTTTCACCGCCAAATTCTTTATCAGCTTGTGAATCATTAGCCCAATCAAGTTTTACTTGCTCTAGTACTTTGGCTTGTTTTGCCTGTATAACAGGTGCAACTTTGTCTAATACTTTTTGTGCAGCATCTTGTGGCAGGTCAAGTTCTTTAGCGACTTCACCGAATGCAGTTACTACTTCGGGGTCGAGTTCAGAAGAATCGTCAGTAATCTTTGTATTGAACTCGTATGTCTCAGGTGCACCTTTTGATGCTTCCTGATCGCTAGTTTCATTTTCAACAGCGGTTTCATCCGAAACTTGTTGATCCTGTACACTTTCAGCTTGCTGCTGTGTGTCAGTAGTTGCTTCAGTTGATTGCTCAGTTGTTGCGTCTACTGTCTGCTGCGAGTCACCTTCATTTGTTTGGTTGGCTTCCGTCATCAGCGTCTCTGACATTTTTTTGCTCCTTGATCATTGTCGGATACAGTTCTGGGCAGAGAGTGTGGACTTGGTTAAGGAGTTGCAAACCATAGTTTCTGTTACCTTCGCTAAATGACATTGCCATTGCGTTAGTGTTGAACGATGATCGAAATACACCTGCCATTTCCAGAAGTCTCCAGACAAATCTGCGACCCCTCTTGCTGCTCATGAGCCATTTTATATCCGCTTCCTCGTTCTGTCGGTCAATTCTATCTACAGACTTTTTATTGTCTTTAAATTTTTGTTGACCTTTAAGATCGAGAGGATTATATTCGCTCATGCTCTAATATATCTAGTTATAACTTGGTTACGGTCACACCTAATTTTGGTTAGGATACATTTTTTTTGCAGTTTTTGCTGCATTTTTAAAATCTTTAGGAGTTGGCCTACCCTTTTCACCTTTCTTTTTCATACGCTCGCCAGAACCTTCTTTAATTCTTTTGCGTTTTTTGTGTATGTTTTCGTACAAACTCATGTTTAAAACATTGATGGGTAAAGTTTTTTTAGTTTTTCTAAATCTTTTAAATCTTTTTGCGTAGCCATATCACCTTCTATTTTTGCTTGAATTAATTTAATTTTATTTTTTTGAAAATTAGGAATAATTTGATCTGCACCTTGTTTTTTATTAGTCATTATTTGTTACCTCCATAAAGTTTTTCTGCAAATTGTTCTAATTTAGATTTCTTTTTATTTTTCTTTTTGTTTGCTTCATCAGCGTTATGTTGTTCTATCATTTTGCGATACCTTACTTTGGCATCAGGTGATAAATTTTCAAATCCCATAGTTAACTCCCAGTTAGATAAGTACCTGTAGTAGGTGTAGCAACAGGCTGTGCTTTTGGTGGTGCAGATGCCTTTTCTCCATACAATCCATCTGCTTGATCACCAGTTTTATCTATTGGTTCAATAGCCATTGCACATATTTGTAATTCTACATTCTGTTCTACGCCATCTTTTTCTTGACTTTCCCTAACTGTTTTGACATATGCTTTTGCCTTTAGCATCATTTCACTACCTGCTTCTGGTAGTTTTTCTATGCCTAATTTTTGTAGTTCTTCTTTACCTAACGATATACACAAACCGTAGCTATACATCGGTTCGTCATACATTTCTTTACTGTCGATAGGCTGTGGGTCTTTTTTTAAATCAATTAAATCCATTTATACCTCCAATGGTGATGGTGAATTGTAACCACTAAACTGGTTCATCATGTCCATAGCATTACCTGAGTCTACTTTACCAAGTTTTGCCATGTTTTCTACTGCTTGTTGTTGTTGTTCTGCCTGTGCTGCTGCTTGTTGTGCTGCTGCTCTTTCCTGTCGTATCTTAGCTACAACTTGTCCGGGTACTATTAATGCCGGATCAATGCCTAACATATCAGCATAACTATCTGCCCATGCATCAGAATTAAATTTATCAAGGACATCAGGCTTCATTTGTGCAATAGCACCCATTGTGTTTGTATATCTATCAACACTATTTGTACCAATAGCACGTTGAGCTTGTGCCAACATAGATACAAACTCTACATTTAATTCCATACCTTGCAATTCTTCTGGTGCAGGTGGCACTAAATCTGCTTCTATCATTCTGCTAAACGTAATATCTATTAATGGATCAAGCAATTCGTTATGTAATCTTTCTAAAACAGGCCCTAACATAAGCAGCTTTTCTTCGTGACGTTCTGCTACCTCTGTTGCGGTCATCCTTGTATCAGTTGCATTGGCCAACATAAGAAACAAATCAGCATAAAAACTACCATTTATGCGTTGCCTTACGTCTTGTATGTCCATCAACAAGTGTTGTAAGTTTAAATTTACGTTAAATGCTGTCTCGATTTTGCCTTGTTGCCCATCAATAAACGTAACGCCACCTGGCAAGCTATCTACATCACGGTTTTTGAGGTAACTAGGTACTTGTAACGGTGGTTTTGTTTGGTAATCAATGCCTTGTGCCTTGCGTAATTGCTCATGTTGTAACTGTTTTATGTCGCCTAATGCTTCCATGCCTGGTGAATTACCATAAATATCGCCACCAGATATACCCCATCTTGGTACAACTACAGGAAAATCTTTAAATCCACTTTCTCTTAACACTTTATCGCCTTCACCACCTTGCTCAAAATAACAAGATTTATATGCCATGTTCATATTGTCTTTCTTACTAAAGTCACGCTCTCTATCGTCTCTTGGTTCTATCGCATGAATAATTGTAATCCATTGATCTAACGAACCTCTGTCGTGCAAGTTTTTAACAGACGTTGAACAATTGTTATATCCAAACTCTCTTACTGTTTCTCCTACTGTTTTTTGAAATTCTCTAAACAATGTATTAACTCTGCCTTGATAATCTGTAGCAATTGCATATTCACCACACGTTACTGGGTAATGATGTATTGCGTTTTTCATGTCAGGTAAAATAATTGACCCTGCCGTACCAAATGCTCCTAATTCTTCATAAATACTGTGTAATGTGCGATATGTATTAGATTTTGTAAACACTAATTGCATACGTTCTGTGACATCGTTTAGCCACATCTTTACTGGTGGATATTTATTTAGTTCTGGATCAACTGTTCCTAACCTAAACCAAGGTCTTGCAGGGGATGTCGCACCTGCCATCATACCTGCACCTAGCGTTCTTAATGCTCTTGTACCTGTATTGTCGTATATCGAGTTATGTCTTCTATGCCCTTTGTTTCTATCTTGTACAAAATAACGTCCATTTCTTGGCAGTAAATATGTCGTTACTTCTTGCCAATGCGACCACCAAGTAGCCCTTTCTGATCGAAGGTGACCCCACCTTGTCAATAATTTACTTCTCTTGGTTTCGTACATTGATTAACCGCCTAATAAGGTGGATTTGCCTAAATTTAATTTGTTAGGATCTACACCCATATTGCCAGTAAGCATAGTACCTGCTGCACCACCTTTACCTGCCAATACACTTTCGTCAGTAATAGCACCAACATCTGCTGTTTGTCTGTTTGCTTTGTTGTACTCTATGTCAGCACGATCAGCTTCTGCTTTAGCTTGCTTTCTGGCATCCTCATTAGCCTGTGCTTGCAATGCTAATTGCTTTTTCTGTTGCTTTTTCTGTTGCTGCCCTTGGTAAATTTGGTAACCGGTACTAGCAACTGCTGCTATAGCTGTCGTAACTGCCATGTCATAGCTCCTTAGAAAAGATAATATCTTGTACACCATATTTTAATCTCGGTAGCATATGAGCCAAGGTGGTGCTTTCTTTGGCGTGCCATAACATAAGTTTGCATCCGAGCGATGTTGCGTGTTTTTCTGTCTCTTTTATTAACTTTAAACCGACTCTGCCACCCCTGTGTTCCTTGCTGATAAACAACAAATCATTTTGGGCTAGTTTTAAATCAGCATAATGTAAATGATTAGTGACAAAATTAACAGAATAACCAATTAATTTATCACCTTGCCTAGCTGACAATATAAAAATAGTACCCATCTCTTCAGATTTACGGTACGTTTCTTCGTCTGGTTTTAGCACCATAACGTGTTTGTTGCGTGCAATCTCTTCGTAATGCTCGTCAAACAATGTTTGGGCTTCTGCCAACATTTCGTCAACTGTGGCAAGTTTGATTTCCGTTTTGGATATCCTACTTTTGTCTACAGTAGCTGTACTATCAGCAGTTACGGTCACACTCGTCATAAAGAATTTTTAATTACACAATCAAATATTATATGCACTCTGTCTGTCATGCCAACATTGTGTGCTGTGTGTAGTTCTTTATGGTTAAACCACCAGACATCACCTACCTCAAATTTTTGCTCCTGATCTCCACAAGTTTGGCTACACCATTGGTTTGATCTTAAAACAATATGAAACCTACTGTAGTGATCTGCATACTTTCCTTGGTCGTTATGTTTAGTTACATGGCCACTAGGTTTTAAATTTACAATTAATACTCTACCCATGTCTTCAACTCCTAGTTTTTTTAGTATTGGTTGCATCAATGGTACTAACGCAGGTTTTAAATATTCCATACACGGATAGTCGTATGATCCTGTATCCCACATGACATAGTATTGGCTCATTTTTAATGGCCCACGAACATATATTGACTCTGTATCTTTATGTGGTGTGCCAGTAAACTTTTGGCGTGCTGTTATTTCTGTCCACAATTCTGGTTTATCGTCTAACAATTTTAGTAATGGGTCTACATCTAAACCTGTAGCTATTTGTTTAAAGTACTTTGTATGGGTCATAATCTGCTTTCTGTGTAGATACTTTGCGTCTTTTGATATATATATCCTCTGGTACTTTCTTGGCTACTGGGAGGGCAAATGTGAGGGCTAGTGCATCAGCTAAATCTGGTGACCCTGCTCCCTGTAATCTCTTCTTGATTTGATCCTTAGACTCAAGTACTCGTCTACCCACATTGTCATACCAATAAATCGGTGTTGCTAACTCTTGTTTAAGGGCTATGTCGTTTGGTATTGCTCCTCCTTCTTCTATCCATTGTTTCATTAACCACCACATCTCACTTCTACGGTTGATGTATTGCTCTGGTTTCATTGCCTTACCACCAAACGGTATTTCGATTACGTCATAATCCAACTGCCTTAATCTGTCAATTACACCACTACCTGCACCTGCATCACAAAACACAGCATCTGGGTCATGTTCCTCTATCAGATTGGCTACTCTTGCTGCTAATTCCATGTTGTCTATACCTCGATATACAACTGGTTCAAATGCCTGTCTGCCTTGCCGTCTGAACACTACCGATCTATCATCACCAAATCTTGCCGGATCAATTCCAAGGATTATTGGTGACAGCTTTACATGGTCTGATTGGTATGTTCTTTTGGCTGCATCCTCGGTATCTGCTAAAGCTATTAACTGGTCATCACCTTGTGCTGAGAAGTCGCATAGATATTCCCTCGCAAATGATGTCTCACTCATATCACGCTTGAGACGTGTTACCTCATTTGGGTGTAGAGAATCCGTATCGAATACCGTAAACCTTGCTGCCGTCCATCCCTCTTCTTCAATCGCTTTGTAATACAGTTCTGAAAAAAGATTAATTCCGCTAGGTGTCCCAATAAAAATAGACCAACCTAAACGGTCACTCAACGCTGGTTGAACGATATCTGTCCATAGTTCATTCTTTAACTGAGCTACCTCGTCCATTACAATTCCGTCTAATCGCAGTCCTCGCATGGCATCTGGGTTATCACCTCCAAACAATCGGATGATTGCTCCATTATGTTTAAACCTTACCGATAGTTCTCCCTCATTGATGTCTATGACTGAGTTCCTACGCAATGGTTCTATCTTCTGCTTAAGTCTTGCCCATGCAATTGCTTTTGCCTGACGAAGGAAAGGAGCAACATAAACAAACATGGCTAGTTCTTTATCTGTCTTAATCGCTTTATCTATTAGCTCCATTATTGCAAGCTCAGTCTTGCCAGAGCGTCTGTGTAATGCGTAGACGCTAAACCTCTCTTTATTAACGTGACAAAAATGCTGCCATTTTCTCGGATTGTAATTAAGGCTTATGTTCATCCTTGAGGAATACCAGTACTAATAGTTAAATTAATATCTCCTTGTGCATCAACACCTAACTTATCTCCAAATCGTTTGGGATTAAACTTAGATAGCATTTTAAACCTAGTTTCGACCCTGTTCTTCTGCCAGTTTATGAACGCTGGATCTATCCTCTCGTTGCCGTCAGAACCGCACATAACTGGTGGAGTATCAATTAGCTCTAGGCACTCCTCGAATAAAATCTCACATCCAGTATCCCTAGCCCTCGCGAAGGCTGACCGAAAGTCCTCATCCTTATCCAACCATTTATAAATAGTCCTCCATTGAACGCTACCTTTTTTACGACAATATTCTCTTAAAGTTTTACCATGAGCGATCCATTCACAAATCCTTGCAGCTTCGATAGGATCAACTTTCTCTGTAGGCCGTCCTAGTTTTGAAGATTGTTTTCCAACGGTCTGGAGTTTGCCCTCGGATTTGGTATTTGCAGATTTTGGCAATTGTCCCTCTTGGTAAGTTAAAGATAGTGCTAAGAGTACCGTAACCTAAACCTTCTTCGTTTAAATCTCTGATAGCGTCTATAGTTTGATCAGAAATTTTACAGTTATGATGGCTAGACCCGATACGGTAACCTTCAGAATTAACAGCAATGTATTCTCTGGTTAATTGAGTAATTGCTGTCATTTAGCAATAATAAATTAATTAAAATATAAGAAAAAATAAATAAATATGCAATATCTGTAATTAATTTCTTGACAGGTGTTGGGATATATGCCACACTATAAATATCGGTTGTCCACCGATGCTTCACTTACTAATTTCAATTAACAACAAGCACATGACACAGTTCACATTTCCAACAATTCTAGGAGACAGCCTAGAAAACGAGATACGCAACAAACTTATTGCACAAGTTGAATGCGATGTCGAGCGTTACAATACAAAGTGGTCTAAGCGTGAACAAGCAGGTAAAACTTTTGACACCATACAAACATGGCACGGTGAAGAAAAAGTTTACTACTACAAGCTTTCACAATTCTTAGACATTACATTTCATCAGGAAGAAGATTCTTGGAACAACAAAAAGCGTAACGACTATTACAGGCCAATAAGTTGCAAACTTAATTTACAGGCTTGTATCGATAGTGCTTCAGAGCAAAGAAAACACAGCGTAGCTTTAGCAGAGCAAAGAGTTAACAGCCATCTAGCAGTTACAGACCAATTAGACTATGCTTCAACAGATGATCTAAAACTTGGTAGCCATAACTTAATCGAAGGTTGTATTACTGGATTGACTAATGATAGCGAACACTTCCAGATTAAATTACAGATGATGTGGAACTACCGCTACGGTGAGAACTCAGCTAACGGTTACCTTACTCAGTACGTCCAGTTCAGAAGTAACAGATATGGAGCTAGACAGGAAGGCAAATCAGTTCAGCAAGCTATTACAGATGCTGAGAAACAAGCTAGACGAGATGAAAAACTTGCTATCCAGAATGAGAAGCAAATGGCCAAATGGGAAAAATTCTCAACTTTGCCAGTTGTTATGGAAAAATGGGTAGACAAAGAAATCAAAAAGCTAGCTGCAATCATCAGCGATGAAGGTTTGGCTGACATTCAGAAACAAGCAGACCGTATGGGTTACGAGTTTGATAGAGAATGGAAAATCAAATCTATTTCTAGAGACATCGAAACACACAATACTTTGAGAAATGACCTCAGACATTGGCAGAATGACGAGACAGGACTTAAGGCACTATTCGATAAGGGTATCGATACTAGAAACAAACTTAAGGAGATGTACGGAGTTTAATTACTCCTACATCCTTTTTACTGGAGATTAAAAATGGCTTTCGCACTATTTCCCTATTTACTTTTATTTCTAATCCTTATTTAACAATGAAACTTAAAAAAACAAGAAAAGCAAGAAATTGCTACTCATGTAAATCCTCTATATCAAAAGGGGATTTATACGGCCAGAAAAGCATTGCTTTAGGTTCTAAAGTAAACGGCCAATCTGAAACTGCCGAAGGTATGTATACTGTGATTCATCAAATAAGAATACCAGTTGATATGTGCCAAGTTTGTTTGGAGGGCAACTAATGATTCCATACACCAAAAAATACTATCTCGACACCATAGAAAAAGGTCTTAAAAAACTAGTGAATTGTAACAGTATTCCAGTAGGACAACTTGACGAAATGGTTTACATGATAGGTGAACTTAAAAAAGATTTACCAAACAAGAAGGAGGACGAGTAATGGACAACAAACAATTTATTGAAGAAGTCTATGAGATTGCTTTTGGAGACAATGCAATCAATCGTAAGTTCTCTCATGAGGAGGTAATAGAACAACTTAAAGAAATCAATGAAGATTCTTTAAAGTGGGATAGCATTGATGACGATGAAAAAGAAGAGTATGAAAAAAACTTTTATGAAGAACCACCTTTAGAAAAGTTAGCTGAGTAATATTCTTTACATTAAAAATACTTGAGGGTTAACCACCCTCTTTTTTTTGCCCAATTACTTGATTAAATGTTGCATTTATGGCAATATATAGATATGGAATCAACTATTAAAACACCAGTACAATTAGCCATTGCTGAGTTCGGTGGTGTTCGAGCGTTAGCTAGGGCAATACATCGTGACCCTGCATCAGTATCTAAATGGCAGAAGGGAGATGGCACTATACCAACATCTATCCAACGTAAGCTGCTAGAGACAGCATGGGATAGAGGTATACAGCTATCAGCCCATGAACTTATTTTCGGTAGAAAATGAATCAAAAAAAATTAGAAAAATTACAAAAATTGTATGCATTAGCAGCAAACAATCCAAATGAAAATGAAGCTATTGTAGCTGCACATAAATTTATAAATGCAATTAAAAAAGATGGATTGCACGTTACGTTGTCAGAACGCCCTCAACCAACGCAACAACAGATTGATCAGGCATTACAAGCAAACTATCAAAAAGGTTTTACAGAGGGCAGCCAACACGCATATGACCAAGGTTATCAGGCAGGGTATGCAAAAGGAATTGAAAGTACTGGTCTAGCTAACCAAAACCAAGCAACAAGAGAATCTATATATCCACATACAACAGCTAGCTTGTATATAAATAATACTTCTAGTTCTTCTACTATACGAGTAGGATTATGAATTGCTATTGGTGTAATGAACAATTGATTGTCGGAGGTGATGTAGATATTGACGAAGGAATGATAGGTTATCCTGATTTTTCAGTATTAACCAATGCATCATGCCCAGTATGCAAGACAGAAGTAGAAATCTGGAAAAGAAAAGATGCCTTTGATTAATTGATTACTTGACATATGTTGCATTAAGTGCCACACTATAAAGGTACACCCAATTATTTAATTTTCATGGGCAGACCAAAACTTCCAGAATTCACCGCACAAGATGCAGATGACTATGGACACCTTAAGGCACAAGCTGCTGATATCCTCAGAAAGATTGAAGCTCTTAAGAAGAAAGCTATCAAATCAAAAATTGATTGCAAAGAAGGTTCAATGTTTTCAGTAATCGTTACTAAAGCAGACAGAACATCTTTAGATAGCAAAAAGGTTAAGCTACTACTACAAGACAGATTGTCTTTGGTCGAGCAAACCACAACTGTTACGACAGTACGAGTGAACGCTAGAAAACTAGTATTCTAACCGTTGGGGGCAACACGCCCCCTTTTTAATTTTTTGACAAGTGTTGCATTATATGCAATAATGGTTTACGAGCAGGTAACTGCTCAAATTTGATCACTTAAAATTTTCTAATTACAAAATCAAATGGACAAACATCAAATCAATTTACCAGAGTCAGAATTTCAAATGCTTATCAAAGCATACGAATCTAGATTATGGAAACACATCAAACCAATACAAAGGTTTGAAACTGGAGTAGAATTCCAATCTTGGAAAGAAGATAACGGTTACTGGAAATGTGAGCCTGTTAATTTTAAAAACAGAATGGGTGACCACAACTACAGAGTTAGTCTTGGCACACCTGATTGCTTAACTGACGTTGTTTACACCAGAAAATTTAGAAATTCTAGTGTATATCGTGAATGGTATCTAACTGAGATTAGATACAGTTACAACGAGATCTATGCAAGGATTATGCAATTAGCACAAACCATTGGATATGATTACAGCCATTTAGTTGGGCAACTTAACTTTTCAGAGTTAGAGCAAACCAGTATAAATTGGTATTTAGAAAATAATGCTAGACCACCAGTTACTTTTTGATCCCTTACAAATTTTTTATTTACAAAATCAAACCAATGACCACATACGAAGTAAGAGTTACTCAAACTCACGTTGATTATTACCGTATCGATGCCAACAGCAAAGATGAAGCAACAGCATTAATTCGCCAACACGTTATTGAAGACGATTGTTTTATGAATCCAAGAAAAGTTGATACCATAAAACGCACACCAGAAGTTGATTACGCATTAGAGCTAGACGCAAAGGGGGAGGTAATCTTATGAGAAAACATACAATCACCGTCTACACCAATGACGAGTACTCGCTTTACGACATTCTTAAAGAAGTCAGATCTGAAATAGACCGAAAGGTTTTCGATAGGACAAACATCAGGCAACGTAAGTTTAGTGGCACATGGGAGGAGGAGGTAACTTCTTCTTCCCCACTTGCTAATCGTTATGGTTACAGATATGAAACCGTAGCTAAATGGGAATCAGTCGTAGTTCCCAACAAAGAATTTATTCAATTTCAAAAGGAGTCTAACTAATGACAACAAAATCGTACCCGATTACAGACAAGCAATCATGGCTAGAAAACAGATTGCTAGATGTCACCTCTACTGAGGTATCAGCATTGTTTGGTCTTAACCCATACCAAACTGAGTTTGAACTGTACCACCAGAAAAAAGATAAGGTTATAATTAGCGTCCCAGACTCAGAAAGAATGATGTGGGGGAGAAATCTTGAGGACAGTATTGCTTTAGGATTTGCTGAGAAATACAAGATGAAAGTAGAACAGTTTGATGTCTATATGCGTGACCCAGAAACAAGAATGGGTAGTTCTTTTGACTACAAAATTACAAGTGAAAAAGAACCTATGATTCTTGAGATAAAAAATGTGGATGCATTGGCATATCGCAAGAACTGGATTGAGCATGACGAAGACAACATTGAACCACCAGAACATATTGCTTTGCAGCTACAACATCAGTTAGAAATTACTGGTTACAGCGTTGGTTACATAGTTGCACTTGTTGGTGGTAACACCATGAAGGTAGTTAAAAGTAAAAGAGATACAGAGATTGGCAAACTTTTAAAAGAAAAAGTTAGAAATTTTTGGGAGAAAATACAATCTGGTACAGAACCAAACCCTGACTACACCAAAGACGCACAGTACATAATGAAAAAT